AGGACACGCTAAAGAAGTTTGGGAAGATACTGAGAACGGGCAAAGAAAGATATTTATTTCTTGGGTAGCAATGGAAGATTATCGTATTGATCTTTCCCCACTTGATTACTTTGATCTTAGTCCAAACGAAGATTCAAAATATGGAGATGAATACGAAGAACGTGAAAAGATAATTAAACAACTTAATTATTGGTGGCCTGAGTTAAACACCGAAGCAGATATTGAACACGAAGTTTACTGTCGGTTAGCTTGGCGTAGGCAAAGAATTAAAACTAAACTAAGTGGTAGGAAGACTAAGTTTAGACAAGAGTATCCTACTTCCATCGAAGATGCTTTTGCTTATTCGGGGGAGTCTATTTTCCCACTAGAAGTTCTTCTTGAAATGGAACAATTCATTGACAAAAGTAACTTTCCATTTAAAACATTTAGCTATCATCACGATGATGAGACAAAAGATATAGAAAGAAAGTTCTATGAAGACCCACACGGAAAACTAATTCTTTATGAAACGCCGGTTGAGGGACATACTTATGTAATTGGTGCGGATGCTGCACAAGGAATACGTACAAGAAAAGAGACTGATAGGGATGAATCTTCCGCCATTGTTTTTAGGCTACCCGGTTTAGTTGAAGTTGCAAACTTTTCCGATATTGTGATTCCAGATAGATTTGCTGGAATCTTAAACTACTTAGGACGTTTATTCAATGATGCCTTACTTGGTGTTGAGAATAACGAAAAAGGGGGGTACGCTGCTTTAGATAAACTTTATAACTTTTATCATTACCCAAATTTATACTTTGCAGTCAATCCTCTTAGTTCTAAGTATGAAGATCATAGACGACTTGGTTGGTACACAGGCCCAGATTCACGTTCATTGATGATTGATGATTTCACTGTAAACTTGGAAGAAGGAAATATTTTAATTAAAACAAAAAAAGTCTTGACACAATGCAAAACATTTGTTACAATAAAGGGTAAGCCACAAGCTGCACCAGGAAAGCACGATGATTTAGTAATTGCAGCAATGATTGGAAGACAGATGGCTAGTGCAGCGCATATAAACAAACCATTGATTGCTCCAACTAAAGCACCAAAATGGAGCGTTGAATGGCAACTTAGACGAATGCAACTTAAGGACGGTCAAAGACGTACCTTTAATAAACAATTTACGAGGTGATTATGAAATTTAGAATTAAATGCAAAAGACTTGAAGAGGCTACTAGACATTCAGGAGCAGAACAAGTAGTGTCTGGTGAGGTTAGAGAAAAAACAAATGAAGAATTTTTTGTTGTAGCAACTTTTCAAAGTCATACAGAAAATATGGATGCTTTTATCAGTCTTGATACTAAGTTAATTAGTGATGACTTGAAGATTGGTGATGTCTACGAAGTCGAAATCAGAAAGGTGTAACGATGAACAGACGTGGTTTCTTAAAAGGTCTTACTGCAATTATTCCTGTTGCTGTTGCTTCTACTCAGTTTGTAGAGACTAAGAAAGCAGAGAAACTAACTGATTTAGAAATTGCACAGCAATACGACAAGAACTTTAACTCTCCCCACTTGTATGTAAAAGCCTTGAATGATGTGAAACAAGGAGATGCGGTTATCTTTGGTAAAGAACCTTATACGGTTTGTGTTTCCTCTCACTCTATAAGACGTAAGGATTACATTGTCGGTATTGCTGTTGGTGATATTAAAAAAGATTCTTACGGATTTATTCAAACTATTGGAAATGTTCCTGTAAACGATAAAGCTAGATTATTTACGAAGTAAAGACTTGGAAAGTATTCAGGTAAGCGTAATGAATAAGCCTGTAATTGGTAGATACACAAAACAGACCGCACTTCAGCAACTTAATTCTGTTGCTCGACAGGATACCTCTGCTAAGAAACAGGAGACATCAACAGGAACTACAACCTACGAGATATGGCATTCTCGAATAAGAGCAACATTTCGATGGAGACACAATCGTTATGACAAAGATTGGAAACGTGCATACGATATGTACAACGGTCTTCATTGGGAAACTAAACAAGAGGATGATCCAAGATCGGATAGACCAGCAGACTTAGTAACAGTAAATGTTACGATGTCTAATGTACTTAATATCATCCCATTCTTACTAAGTCAGAATCCACAGTATAAGTGTAAACCTAGAAAACCTGAAGACGTAGAAACTGCAAAACTTCAAGAATCCGTACTTAATTATGAATTTGAACAACGTGAGATGTTTGTTCAAGTTGAGGCAGCCGTAAATGATTGTGTTCAAGTGGGTCACGGAATTGCTAAAGTTGGATACGTTCTTGATCTTCAAGACCCAAAGAAGAAAGATGGAGTAACATTAACTTATGAGGATTATGTAAAGAAGGATGCTCCATTCGTTAAACGTGTTTCTCCATATCAATTTCTTATTGAACCGGGTGCATCTGAAAATAGTTTAGAAAGTGCAAGATGGTGTGCTGAAATTATATTTAAATCCAAGCACGATATACTTGCTGATCCTAAATATGACCAAGCTTTAATCAACAGAATCAAGAATGGTCTTGAATTTCCTAATACGAAGCGTACCGTCTTTGACTCACTAGAAGAGGCAAGTCTAAGTAATTTAGTTGACGATAAAGATTCTGCTTCTCTGCCTGAAGATGATGTATGGGTTATCTATGAATTATGGGATAAGCGTCATAGAAAATATTATGTATTCTTGGATGGCGTCACAGAGCCGCTTATTGAGAAGGATTGGCCTTATGCATATATTGATGGTTTTCCTTATATCAAAGTTGACTATATTCCTATTCAGGATGAACTATATGGAGTAGGTATTCCCTATACCATTGAAGACCAACAGTTTGAGCTTAACAGAATCAGGACATCTGTATTCGAGCATAGACGTAGATTCAATAGAAAGTATCTTGCACTTAAAGGTAAGGTTGACACCAATGAAACAAATAAGTTAGTTGAAGGGCCAGACGGGACTGTAATATTTGTAGATATGATGGACTGCATCAAACCTTTAGAAGATGCACCAATGTCTCAAGATCAGATGATTGCAGAGGGGATGATTAAGGAAGACGTTAAGAATATTACAGGAAGTGATGCACTTATTCAAGGTGGAAATCTTCAGTCAAGAACCACATCAGGAGAGGTACAGACAAGAACTAATTTATTTAGGTTGAAGTTAGACGCAAGAGCTAAGGCTGTAGACAAGTTCTTAGTTAAGATTGGTGTTCAAGTTCTCCAACACATTAAGAACAACTACCGTACTGAGAGATTTGTTGAGATACTTGGAACAACTGGTATTCTCTGGGAACAGCAGAAGCTAACAGCAGAACAAATCAAAGAAGAAGTAGATGTTTCAATGGAAACTGTTTCTGCTCCTAAAGTTGATCCAATGGTTGACCGACAGCAGAGACTTCAAGTATTTGGTATTGCGATGCAACTACTTCCATTCATTCAAGCAGGTATTGTGGCAATAGATATAAATAAATTATTTGCGTGGGTTATGGAAAGTTTTGGATACAAAGATGTTGGGAAGTTCTTTACTCCTGCATTGTTAGTGAACCAACCATTACAACAGCAACAGATCAGTAGCGGGACTTCCCAACAACAAACACAACAACCGTCGTTACTTCCTTCGCCTAATAATATGCTGCAACAGCAAGGGATGCAGTCTGTATTAGGTGGATTCAATGGACTATCGGGAATCTTAGGGGGTTGATTATGAAAAAACTAAGAATGGTAAAAACTAAAAGAGTTGGTGTTAAAACAGGAATGAAGCGACCAAGAATTTCTGTAGGTAAGAGAGGAAAGAAATCAGTTAAACGTGGACTTTACTAGGAGTTTCAGATGCCTATATATGAACTTGAATGCACAGTATGTCATACGAAGGATGAGAAGTTGTTTACTTCCATAATGAACTTTCTTACTGAAGACGAATGGAAAGCTAAACAGCTTAGGGAGAAGGAAGAACGTAAGAAGCATTATGAAAAGAAATGGCGTGGCTATGAAGTAATAGATATTACTCCAACAGAAGTGGAACCTTCTTCTTTTCAAATCTGTGCTTGTGGTGGATTTATGGAGCTTATACCATCTCTTCCTTTTATGCAACCAGATAAGTATTGGGCAGGACACGTAGTAGATGGACAGTATGTAACAAGTGGTTCTTTTCTTAATCGGTATCGAAAACAAAATAATTTAGAAAGAGTAGATCGAAGTATATTTGAAGAAGTACAGAAGAAATCAAAGACGAGAGTTACTGATGCAATTAAAAAGAATGATAAAAAACTAGAGCAATCTATAGTTAATACAC